TGTTAAGTTAATACTACCTTCTAGCCAAGGATTTGCGACGCCTGCCGCGCCTGCAGTTCCTGTCGAAGGCTTAGCTCCCATCCCTGCTTGAGTGCTTGGCTTGAAGTGATGTTCAAAGCCAGAGCCAGGATTTTTTAGCTTGGCTAAATAAACACCTAGATCTTGTTCAATGCCACCGTCAAGAACTTTGACGCTGCCATCTTCAGATTTCTTAAGGCCATTCTGCACTAATTGCAGCATCTGTTGAGCATTAATCGCTCCAGCCTGACTAATTGCAGACAAAGCAGACGTTTGCATTGCTGCAGTTTCGTTTGAAACCCGAAGCTCCTGCAATTGACGCTCTAGATCAGCAATTTGTTGCTGCTTTTCTTGAGCAGTTTTGTTGGCCTCTTCCCAAAGGTCTTTCCATTGGCCTTGGTCTTCAAGAGTTTTTCTGCGCTGATCGTCTTGTTTTTTGTAGACATCATCAAGCTTGCCTTTGATGCCTTGGAACTTATCCTCGGCTTCACTGGCGCGTAATTTCAACGCTTGAATTTGTTGCTCGTAGACTGAAACGTCTACAGCAGGAGTTGAAGTCGCAGTCTCAGCCACGGGCTGATCAGGAGTTGCCACTGGCGTCTCCTGAATGACTTGTTCTTCCATTGTGAAAAGTAGATTTACTCTTCTACTTTAGTAGCTTTTGTCTTTTTAGTAGCTTTTGGCTTTTCAGCAGCTTCTGGGTCAGCAGGTGGTGTTGCTCTTTTTTCGGATGCAGGATCCCAAGAATCAACCATTTCCCACTTGTAGGAGCCATCTGACTGCAAAACCTTGTCGATTGACTTAGCCATGAAGCTAAATAATTACTGCCCCTTTACTGTACCTCTGATGCTTGGTCTTGCGACTCAGCTGATGTAGGCAGGATTTCACCCTGTACCAGCATGTCGCGGAACTCTCCGCGATCAATAATGCTGTCTTGGAACAGCTGAGCCATTGCCGTAATGTCCTGACCGATAAGACGCTGAAGGTCGAAGTCACGGCTGATCTTCACTTCAGGTGGCTCAATACCCAAATAATTGGCAGCCAAGTTGTAAGACTTCTGCAAACCAGACTCCAGGTCCATCGACACCATCGACAACATTGAGTTTGTGTCGATACGGTCCAGGCGTCGTGCGTCAGCAGATTCAGCTACGAATTTTTGTTGGCTAAGCGTGCTGATGCCCAACGTCGCCATTTGTTGCTGTAATTCTTGGATCTCCGCAGATTGCGCTTCAAAAGCACTAGCGGCAGGCTCCACGTAATAGACCTTGTTTCCCGGCTGCGTCGCCATCGCATAGTTCACACTAATCGCCATATCTTTAGTCTGATCATCCCAGCCTTCGAGTACCAACATCGGTTGTGATGCGATATGCAGGCTATGGATTAGATCAGCTTGGCGCTGGAAATGGGCAAGATTTAGATGAGCAATGTCCAAAAGTGGTGGACGACTTGTCAACGTGTCCGTCTTGTTTGCATATACGGTGACCAAGGGGACTTGATCAAGTGAATACGGCCCAGACTCAACAAGCTCAAACTCCGACGTAGCGTCTGATTGGTCAAACGAAGAGGGGTATGGGAAGTTCCCTTGCATCGCTTTCTTTTGCTCTTCTTGCCGATAGACGCGATAACGACCTGGCTCAATGACACGAATTTGGTCATAAACTTTTTCTCCGAACTCGCCATCAGGGACAACAGCTTTTTCGCCAATACGCACTTGCGTCAGGTTGCCGTAGTTGGATTCACGATCCAAACGCCAGCCATACACTTTGGTTGGATCAACCTCAATCCAATATGGACGACGGTTTAATGCACGCTCTTCTGCAAGGCTTCGGGCTTCTGTTGGAGCGGGAAAGTCAACCAACGTATGGCAATGGCCATAGGTCAATGCACAAATCACCAGACGACGTGCATATTCGTCTAGATCTGAGCCACAGCCGTCAACATCTTTGTTGAAAACGTCTGTCCAATATGGATCGCCAACAATATTGATTGGTTTACGCAGAATCAAGCCTGCTGCCGCTCGAATCAAACGTTGGGTATAAGGCGTAAATACAGCTCGATTTACACGCGCCAGGTAGGCGGAATAGTCTTCGCGGGGCTCTAGTGGCAGGAATGCTTCGCTGTTATCACGTAAATACTCGGTGCCGGAAACCACGGCTTTCATGATTTCCCAGCCTTTCATTTGATCGATCACCGCTCGGGTGCGAACAAATGGGCTATCAACTGATCCCAAATAGGAAGAGCTGACTAGGTGAGTTCTGACTGAGCCGGGGACTGAGTAGGTCATGACACTTTAGAAATGAGTGATTAGCAACCCCAGCGACGACGAGCTGCTTTACCTCGTTCACCAGTCCAACTACGACTTCGGGCACAGAAAGAACGCTTGCGGGCAGCCTCCTCTTTTGTTTTTGGCTTACCTGTGACTGGCGGTTTCAATTTAGAACCGGTTTCCCGGTTGTATTTCGCACGACCCTTGGCAGTTAAGCCAGCACCTTTACTGGCAGGCAGTTTTTCGCCGCGCCCAACACTAAGGTTGGGGCCACGTTTACGCTTTTTGCGTTCTGCCATTGCCTTAACCCTTACTCAAGGTTGGAGGTGATGGTGCTACTGGTGATGAAGTTGCAAGTGGCAACAACCAAATCACCTGTAGTGGACGCAATGTCCATACTGGTAATGATGCCGCCAAAAGCCACTGAGTCAGTGCCGCTAGTGGTGCCAGTCGTAAACAGCTCGAATGATGCGTCAGCACCATCGTTCACCTTAACGATGTCCTCGATTAAGCCAGCTTGGCCGGTTGCATCTGGGTCGTAAACCAGCTCAACAGTGCCAGAACCGCTGATCATGCTGCCAACAAACTGACGGAAGGTGTTTCCGTGAACAGATGTGTCCAGCGTGTCTTTGGTGATGCTCAGCGTCCAGCTACGAGTACCGACAACAGTTGCGAGGCTGCCTGAGCCGGTTTCAAACTGGACTGCACCTTGCTCTCCGCGAAGAACAGCCATGAGTGGGCATAAGAAGGATCTATGCCGTGATTCTACTCTGTCTTAGTCGTCATGGGCAATCAAACGCTCTACTTCTTGCCTTTGGGTTTACGACGTTTGTGCTGATAACTTATCTTTTTTGAACCAGTCTTTTCACGCTTAAATCGTGCTTTTTCTGCAGGTGACATCTCTCCTGTTGTTTTAGGTGTCTTGGCAGATACCCGTTTTGATGGTCGGCACGCTGGATAATCTCTGTCTTCGCCTTTGGAGCGTCCACAAGGCTTTCCGGTCTTTACGTCGACCCATTTCTCATCAAACCAACGGCTAAGACCACCCTTAGCCTTGCTGGCCTTACTTGGTTTTTTTGGCTTTTTTCGTTCCGCCATCACTTACTTTTCGATAGGTGCCACCACGCTTTTTATATTCCCGCACCAGCCAAGCATTGGCATAGGCGCTGGGGTATACAGCGAATTTACGCTTAGCAGCCGCTTTGACACGGCTGTAAAGCGCCTTATCTGTAGGTTCGTTTCTAGCTGCCACAGGTGCAACGCATTTTCTTGGAGCCTTTCTTCATGCCCTTTTTCTTCTTGGGTGGACGGCCCTTTTGTGTGCCGTAAGTTCCAGGGCCTTGGGGCATGATGGGGATCATCTTTGGTCTAGTCTAGCCCTTCGTGCCAGTCAGCAACAACATTGAAGTGCCCAAAGTGCGGATCGTTTCGCGTCCATGTTGTGACGACTAAGAAAACTGTTGAAGGGCCTTATGAAACTGTGCGTCGTAGACACTGCACTAGCTGTGATTTTCGTTGGTACACCGCACAAGCGCCGGAAGTAAACATTGGTGCTTACCTCCATTGGGAGGGGGATATGGTTCGAGTGCCTTTAAGGGCAAGCTGCTTCTCTAGTACAAGCGATAAGACGTAGCGCCCATTGTTTCTGGTTTTGCCAAGTTGAATTGTTGTAAAACTAAATAGCCAAATGCGTCGAATGCGTGGTCTACACCTAAGTTTTTGTTAGGTAGGCCCGTTCCAGGGGCGTATGTGAGCGTGCGTAGGGACTTGATTAAGTGTTTGCAGCGTGGGTGAATTACTGTTCTTTGTGCTCCGGAGGCGTCCATTAGGGCTGTGTTTACGGCTGTGATTTTGTCGCGGATTTTCCAGGGTGCGCGGGGTGTTTGGACGGTAAAGCCACTGCGGCGCAGGATTGCGTGGTCTGTTACGCCTACTCCGCTGGTTTTTCGGGCGCCGCCGGTGGGGTCGGGGCACGCGATTATGCGACGGTCCACGCCATAGCGGCGGGTTACTTCTTCTGCGAAGTCCCAGGTGGTTGCGCCGCCTGTAAGCATTATTTCGTCGAAGACGTATAGGGTTTCGCCGTCTTTTACGGCGCAGATGCCAGACATTGGGTCCACGTTGAAGTCAACGCCGAGGAGGATTGGTTGGATTGAGATGTCTTTGGCGTTCGGGGATATGTTTTCGTCGGAGAAACTGACTGCTACAAGGCCGCTGAGGTTCTCGAAGGACGCTTCAAATTCTTGGCGGAATGTGCGGGGGTCTAGTTGGGCGCGGGCTGCTTCGATTTCGTCGGCTGGGACGTTGCCCCCTTCGATGGTTGTGTAGCACCAACGCTGCCATTCTTTGGTTGGGTCGTCCTCGCAGTAGCACCAAAGGTCGTAAAACCAGCTGGCTGTGCCGTCCGGGGTTGAAATGAAGAGTGCCCAGCCTTGTTTGTCTGCCAGGGCGGGGCGAATGACCTCGAACCAGACCTCAGCGTCCATAAATGCGGCTTCGTCAAGGACTACTCCTGATAAAGAGCGCCCGCGAAGTGCCATTGCGTTCTCTGTGCCCTTTAATTCGATGGTGGAACCGTTTACTAGCTCCAATTTGAGGTCGGTTTCGTTCTTACTTTTGATCCACGGCTTAGGAACAAGCTTTTTGAGCACTTTCCAGGCAATATCCTTCGCCATCCGGTAAGTCGGGGCGCAATAGAAGAAGGTTTCGCCGGGGTTATTGATCGCTCCACGCAATAGTTCGACGCAGGAAAGGTAGGACTTACCGAAACGGCGGCCTGCAACGAGGACACGGAATCTGCGGTCGCTAGTAAACACTTGGCCTTGGGCCCAGCGAAGACTAAGTGGGGGTGCGTTTTGTATGGCCATGGGTAATACATTAGCTGCTTTTTCAACCCCTACCCCCGGGGGTGTGCTACAGTGCAAATAATCTGGTATGTATCAGTAAGTTCCCCGCGCTTAGGTACAAGTGTACTACTTTGCAACCCCACCCCCCTGTGACAGTTGCACCGACTGGCACACAGTACAAATTTACTAGAAAAATTTGCGAAAAATTAGAATTTTCTGAGCGTGTGACAGCTGACAGAGTAGCACAGTAGCCCTAGACATATTTAGTAAGCTCTGCTAAAATATATTTAGCAACACACAGTTGCTAACATTTACTCACCCAAAGTAAAGATGACTAAATTCTTTCTTTTCTCTGCAATCTCTGCTTGTTTGTTTACACTTTTGGGAGGCTACATGTTTAACTCTCAGAATGAATTAGCCTACCAAACTTGCATGGATAAAAACTCAAACAACAGCTACTGCAAAGTGTTAGTCTGGGGTCGTTGAGTTACTAACAACAACCTCCGCAAAGTTAACTATACTTTGTGGGGGTATTTTTGTACCCAAAATGTTGTAGTACACCTGTATTGTAACAAGAACCTAGACAATTTATTGAGATTGATTCTCGTTCTCGATTCGGATGTCGAGCGTTGGAACCTGCAACGCCAACTGCTCTGGTGCTGCTTCGCCTATCACGCGGCCCATGTCACC